ACTTGAAATGTAACTTCTGCGCCGTCTGCCAAAGCAGCAGCGTTCATTGTTACCTGACCTGACTCTGTATTAAGAGTCACAGCAGTTCCTTTGTTAGTTGCTTGAGTAACAGTTCCACCAGTTGTGTAACCAATAGCTTTACCAGCAACGGCTTCAAATTGTGATGCCATAATTAGTTACCTCTAATCCTGAGCAGAAACATTGGTCGCTCTCACGATTCCAATATTCTTTGTTTCGTAAACCTTCGACCAGTTGGCTACGGTTTCAAGTTGCGAACGAGTTGGGTTTGTTGTTGTAACAGCCCACTTAGTACCAACAGGGTGATAGCAGTAATGAGCATCTAATGAAAGAGCATCACTCTTTGCAAGGATGTCTCTATCTGTCTCAGTAGCTAGACCTGCTTGCTCACCAGAAGCTACAGCTCCACCAGTGAAGAAGTAGGTTGAGTACTCAGTAGAAGCACCTGAACCTGTTGTTGCTACGTCATCAGAAACGATAACTCTTAAGCCGCAATAGGTAGGAACAGAACCATTACCACCATAAGCAGCAGCAATTGAACCACCGGAAGCAGTTGCTCCAGCTCCTGTATCTCCTGCAACTACATAATCCACTAACTTTCTCTCTACGAGATCGTAGTAAACCTTTGAGTGCATACAAACAGCAGAAAGCTGATCACCTGCATCTCCAAGGATTGCCTTTGCCTTAGCAACGTGCTTTGGACTCAAACCTGTTGGAGTATCTCCACTCTCTGAATCAATACAGTTAGCAAATAAAGCAGAGTTGCTGTCATTTGCATTGATAGAACCAAAAACTCCAGATAGAGCAGAAAGTAAATCTTTCTGTCTTTGGTTTGCTATGTAAGCAGCTAACTTTGATCCGATTGCAGCCATTGGATCAGAACCAGCAGCTAAAGCAGCTAAGTCTCTTGATTCAAAAGCACGACCTCTGTGAAGAATCACGCCGATTTGCTTATCAGCCTGAATCTTTCCAGGTGTCAATGAACTGCTATCTGTTAGTACCTCGAAATCTCCAGAAAGGTTTGCTTTCCAGAAGGGTACGTTTACGAAATCACCACCTTCGGTTGCATTTAGCTCGGCCATTGGTTGAACCACACCGCTAGCCAAAAAGGCATCACGCTGAGTTGTCTGCTCAATAACGTACGGCGTAAAGACCTCAGGAATGATCACGTCCGACCTTACGGTGGCCATAAAAATTACCTAAAAAATTGGTTTTACGATGTGGGCATAACCCATTCGGCTCGGCATAACTCCGCCTTATCTAATTATATTAGCGTTTAACTTGATTTTTCAAACGATCATATAAATCTCGGTCTGTTCTATAAATCCTCATCTGCTCAGTAATGTTATAAGTATCTGCTGCAAATGGATTCTTAGTACCAGCAGGAACTTCACTTCCGCTAGATCTTCCAGCAGGAGCACCACCACCTTGCGGTTTTGGTTGCTTTAATATGTAATCAGGTAACTTCCCTTTTGCCCACTCACTGACAGGCGTTCTTTCATACCCATCAACAACAACAGGAACACCATTATCAACTTCAATTTTATCCTTTGGTAAGAAGTTATTTAACACCAAACTTGGATCATGCACTATTTCCGCCAAGGCTTGTACGGCAGGGGAAACAAGTTCCAGCTCTCGCAATTTTGTTTCAAGTTCTGTAATTTTATTATCTTTTTCGGCTGATCGTTCTCTGAATTGATCTTCAAGCTTTGTTCTTGCTTCGGTGTACTTTCCTTGTTTTTCAAGCTCAGCTTGTTCAGCATTACGTTTAAATTCAACAAGTTCTTTGTAATCATCAGGAACTTCCATTAGTTCCTTCTTTTGCATCTTTCCGATTAGCTCATAGTTTTTCTTCTTTAAGTTCTCAATCTCTTGTTGTAACTGTTGGCTTGCTTGATTCTCCATAGGAGCGTCAGTAGCCATAGGCTCCTGATTCTTTTCTTCAGACATAAAAACCCATAAGGCTGTTAAGGCAGTCTAACAATAACCCTTCTTCTTGCCTTTGCCCTTCTTTTTCTTCTTTGCCATCAAGTTTTTCCGTCTTTTTCAATAGTAGCAATTTCTTTTTCTTCTTTTCTTAAAATCTCTACGCCTTCTAAAACCTTAATTTGATCTTGTCCATATCTATGAACTAATGCTGTTGCAACATCTAAAGCTGTTGTTTCACTTCCAGAAATAAAATTATGACCTGCTGCTCCATAGCTAAAATTCATAGAAAATTCTGCATCTTCAATTAGATCTTCGTTACCACTCCATTGAACAATATCTGGAGATTTTTCCATAGTTACTATGGCAATTTCTGGCCCTACTTGTAATTGAATTTTAACCGCCATAAACATTCCTTGTTAACGACAAAATCATGTGAAAATGGTCAGGATCAACACTATACAACCTAAACATTAGCTCAGGAGAAGCAAAATGCTCAACTCCCATACTTATTACTTCTGTTGCTGTGTCTGTAAAACCTTGTTTATATCCTCTGTTTCGGCTCCTGTATGGTCTTCCAACATAGGGAGTTATAAATTCATCTGGCAAAACACCCTCTGAAAGAGTCCAAGCTTTTTTTACTTTTGTTTTTGTTGGAGCATTGCTTATAACTCTTGAAGTTCTCCAGTTAACAGCCATGTTTAGATTAGCTTTTCTTGAAGTTTCCAAGGAGGGACCAATTTCATGGAACACCGTTTGTTTAGAAAGTAATTCCATATAACTGTTTTGAGGATCGGCAAAAGGTACTAAAATTTCACCTTTCCAATTGTTCTTAGCTCTACTTGTCCCAAGCTTAACTGCCGATATTTGACCGTCTAACGCACCCTCAGATTTGACTGTAACACCACCACCGTTAAAGATTTTTGCGAACTCTTCAACTTCAGACCTGACTTTTAATCTATCTGCTTTCTTTTGATTAGTGAATGGAATACTATCTAGCCTTTCCTTGATTTGTTTATCTGTAACCGTAGTTTTCAAGGTTTCTTTTCTTAGGATTGCCATTTCTTTTGCTCCTTCTACTTCTAATTTTGTAAGTGCTGCTTTATTTTTAACCCAAGATTGTTTTAGCTTGATTCTTTCATCTCTATAAAATTTTATAACTTCATCCCTTGAAGCAAGCGGGCCAAGAACTTTCGCAGCTTCTTTTTTTGCATCACTATATGAGTAAGTAAAATATTTTTCTGAAGCTTCTTCGTAAGAATTAAACGCTTTTTTATATTCTTTAGCCAAAGTTTTTGTTTTTTCAAATCTACCTTTAGTCATAGACTCGCCTCTCTTAATTCCTTCTTTAAAATCAGAAGTTGGTTGCCATGTATCTGTTGTTGCTTTTGTAGTAGATAAAGTTTTTACAGGAGTTACTTTGCCTTTTGGAGCTGTCTTCTTCTTGACCGTTATGCTTTCTGGCTTTCCGTATCTTTTCTTTAACTGAAACAAACTAACTTCTGAACCATCTTCTCTTACGAATTTCTTAATCGCATCATCAGCACCGTACTTATTAGCTAATCGGTTGAAATATTTAGCCTTTTCTTTCCCCAATGCTTCAATCTGCCTTACCCCTGGGGTGAACTTAGTACCCGCTTTTCTTTGTCCAAACAACCATTTGCCATAAGTTTCGTTTGATGGAACCATTCCTCCAGCAGCAGCTCTTCTTCCTTCTTTAGGAACATCAAAGTCCCATCCCATCTTCTTTAATGCGTCATAATCAATCACAGCAACAGTGGTTGATCTGCAATTAAAATGCTGTGGCGGTTCTGGCCCTTTTCCATACTCAAACTCTTTTCCATCTAATGACGCACAAAGAGCTGTAGTTTTACTATCTAAAGTCGAAACGTATTTATATTTTTCTGTTATATCTTCATTTGCCTTATAAACCTGTTGACTTGCTGCATTAGATACCTGATTAATACTTGTTCTTACAACTGTCCTGATTTGATGAGAAGCCATATTTAAAACTTCTTTCCCTGCCAATAAATATTGTTGATTTGTTTTTGCTCCTTGTCCAAATTGCAAATTCCCTATTAATTGACTAACGATTGATTCTGTTGTTTCTCCAGATAAAAGACCTGTTCTAACGACTTGATTAAACTGTGTTGCTTGACGGCTTGCTAATCCTCTAAAAGCTTTTTGAACAGTTTCACCATTAGGCAATAAAACTTCTGCTCCCTGTGCTGCTGTTAAATCAAATGTTCCTGTTGATTTAAGGCTTAAAATACTTGGATCTTTTGTTACAACGGCTTTTGCAAAACTAGGACTAACTGCAACAGTCTGAACGCTATACCCTAACGGGTTTAAATCAGTTTTTAATACTCCATTAGGTAATGCTTGTGCTATTTGGTCTTCTACAAAACCAGCTTGTACTCCTGCTAAACCTTCTAACTCTCGAATCATTACATCAACGCTTTCCTTTTCCCACGTTGATAAGGATTCTTTCGTTTGCTTAATTAATGATCTTAATCTTGCAGTTTTATAAGAAGGCGGCCTAGAAGGATCAATTTTAGAAAGTTGTTTTGCTGCCCGAATAATGACATCAATATTTGATTGAACAATTTTCCTAGAGACACCATTACTAAAACGGTTTAAATCAATTGAGTTCCTGAATAGAACAGCAGGAGTACCTTCTTTCGTCATTATTCATCTTCTTCTATTACTTCTTCTTCTGTCACTTCTTCTTGCGGTTGTTCCATATCAATTAAACCTCCCATCTGAGTAGATTCCAACTCTTGTTCTATATCAAACTCATCTCCTAACACCTCCCCTTCTTCTAACTGCTTCAATAAAGTTTCTTGCGTGATTGTT